AATTTATCGTATACAAGTTTTGCACATGATTCTGCTCCCATTTTATCCATAACACGTAAAGCACATAAACCTTCCATAGCTGCAGATTCAAAGAAATCTAAATATGGATCATCTTTTTCAATTAACAATGTATGATCCCACATATAGTTCATCCAATCTTTTAAACCATTTCCTTTAGGTGCAGGTTTAAAACCACCGTAATCAACAATCCAGTTCATATCGTCTAACTGATTTTCCTCTAGTGGTTCATTTGATGCGAACCATACTTTAAATTTTAAAGCGTAGCCATGTAATAATTCACAATGTGAATGAGATGCTCTCCATTGTCTAAGTGCTACTGAATAATTTTCAAATAGTTTTGTTGAAATATATCTACCCATTTTTCTTTGTTTTTTTAGATGTTTTAATCTCTGTATCTATTTTAGTAGGAAGTTGTATTGTAATATATTCAGGGAAGAACATATTTAAACCTACTCCCGTACAAACTTTAATTGTGTTTTTCTTTGCCATAACTTTTTGATGTAATTCCCAATCTATAATACAACTATCCTTCATGATTTTCAAGTACTTTTGTTACTTCATTTACTACGTGTTCCCAAGTTACAGGACCACTTTCATCAGCATATCCAACAGGATCTTTACGTCCTAACTTAATAAATGCCTCTACACGTTCAACTGAACTTGCTGATTTATAGTCTGAATGCCAATTATTTCCTGATGATGATATTATTTGGATTGGTTTGTATGATGTATTTGTTCTTGAATACACTTCATCAAAATCTAAACCAAGCTCTTCACATAACACTTCTCCATCTTGTAAAATAGTGAATTTATCTCCTTCAAGGTAAGGTGTAAAATAACCTACTTTTTCAGATCCCCAATTACCTACTCTAAAGGCATGGTCATCTGCATCTCTAAATTCTTGTCTGCAATCTGGATAAATTGCATGATCACCTGCATGTATTCCTAAAGCAATGTCACAATTTTCATTTGTTTTATCTGCAATTGAAAGTGCAATTGCTTGAACAATAGATGCAAATATTTTGTTTCGGTTTGGAACAACTGTTGCTTTCATGTTTTCTTCAGCATAATGTCCTTCAGGCACATCGTCTCCACCTGTTACAAGTGCTGAGTTAAGTAAATCTGTTAGTCCGTCTAATTTGATTTGACGGTAAGTAACATTACAACCATTAAAACAGTTTTCATTAGTTGGACAAGTTGAATTAATGTAATCTACTAATGATTGGGCACGTTCAAGCTCAACTCGATGTTTTTGTCCATAATCAAAAGAGATAGCAGTACAAGTATCGTATTCTTTTAAACAACGAAGTAACAAAGTGCTGCTATCCATTCCTCCACTCAGTGAAATTACTACATGTTTTTTTGTTTTTTCCATATTTTATTTTTCTTAAATATAATAACTTTTATTTATTTTTCCAACGGTTTTTTGCTGCTTCTTTCATTTTTAAACGAGTTTCTTCAGACATTTCTCTTCCTTTTAAACTTTCAGATAACTTTTTATTTCGTTCTTTAGTGTATATTTTTTCTTTCCATTCTGAATTGTCTCGTCCTTTGAGGTTATGGCTTATATTTTGGTTTCGTTCTTGAGTAGATTCTTTTTTCCATTTCCAATTCTTACCTTTAGAGCCTCCCCCAATCATATTAGAAGTATCTTTTACTTTCCAAGTTTTTCCTTGAGTAGTACTTTTTCCTTTCATTCTTTCAGATTGTTCTTGTTTCCATTGCTCTGTTTGGGAAGTTGGACCATAACTTTTATTTGTTTTATTATAGAACAAAGGATTATTTACAGCATCAAAATATTCTAACCAATATATTTCTCGTTCATTTAATTTTGAAATGTCTTCTACATATTCTAGAATTTCGGTTTCAACATTTTTATATTTTTTTAAATCCGTTTTATAGTCTTTTCCACTTCCATAGTAGTATTTATCTCCACCTTTGTGTTTCCCTATATAGTATTTCCCAGTTTCAACAATTTTTCGTTTGTATATGTGGGGTTTATTAAATTCCATCGTTTTATTATACATATTGAAAAATTCCAGAGCTGTCACAGCGTTATAAAATCCCTCCAGATAGGGAAATTACTACATGTTTTTCCATAGTTCGTCGTTATTTAATTTTTTATATTGTTCTTTAGTTAATCCTCTCATTAACATATAAGATTCAAAGTCAATATCCAAGAGTCTCCAATGATCATACCACTCTAATTTCCAAAGTTCACGGTATTTTTCAAATTCTTCTTTTGTTAATTTATCCATAATTAAAAAGGTAAATCATCATCAATATCGTAATTAATTTGTCCAGGTAAATCTTCCATATGGATAGAATCTGGTTCTTTAAAATACATTTCAAGGAAATCTTTTGGATACAAAAGTACTTTACCTGTAAATTTGGGATTTGATACTTCTCTAGTTTGGGCTCTAATTCCTTTAAATCTAGCTGCTTCCCATACTTCTTTACCTAATTTTTCACCTGCTGGTTTTCCTAGGTAATCGTATAAACTTAAATATTCCATAACTTTTAATTTATTTTAATATACAAAGAAAAAATATAAACTCCAAATTAGAGTCCATTTATTTCTCTAAATTTTCTAACATTGTATTCTATAAGCTCAGTTTCAATAAAATCCTCACTTACATCCTGGTATTTGTTCATGTTGGCTACTGGTTTAGGGGATATACCTAATTGATGGTATACTCTTTTTTCTATTCCTGCCATTATCGGATTTGAAGTATCAATTGATTCTATACATTTAATATTTTTATATAAACCAAATTCAATTGGGTTTGCTGTTCCAAGTAAATGAACTCTATCATTTTGGGACAAAACTTTAGATTCAATTAAATTATTCAATACCATAAAACGCCCAATTGCTTTTCCAAAATCTTTATCTGGGTGTGGGGCTAAATCATGGTAATATGAAGCACCATATGAATATGCTATTTTCTTGTATCCTAGATCTTTATATGTTTGAGTACATAATATAGCTTCATGTAACGATTTTGCTTGAACTACTGCTACTTTTTCAACTCCTTTAGGTAATTCAACTTTAGACCATTGTCTTGCGTTTACAACTGAAGCTGTATAGTCTTCCCAAACATCAGGTACAATAAATTCATTTGGTTTAATTTCATCTATCCAATGCAATAAACGTTCTGTATTGTATGCTTCTCCAAGTTCATGGAGTGAATTGTCCATTACAATATAGCGCCCCATTTCTTTGGATTTGTAAAAGAAATTGCGATATTCTTTATTTTCGTCCATTAAATGAGGTAAGCAATAATCGTAATCGTTAAATTCTCTACTTTTTTCAAGTAGACAAAATGGTACTTCGTGTGATATTTTTACTTTTTTCATATTAATTTAATGCGTAATTATATTCTGTTGCTTCCTCATATACACTATCTGCATTTGCAAAACGTTTTGAATCGTATCCATACCATCGCATTCCCATTTTGGTCATTCCATAGTTGTTGATTCCAGCTATAACAAATACTTTTTGATCAAAGTTGTTGATGAATTCTTTTTCTACTTCATATTCTTTACCTTCAACAAGTTCTCCACCTTCGGGTAATTTTTTGTCATTTATACAAATTACTCTCATTGTTTCACACTTTCTTTAATTAAATTGTAAACGTGTAATTCAGATCCAAATGAATCTGGGTTTGAGGGTACTTGTGTTATACGATAATGGTCTTGGATAAATCCATTAGGGTAAACGGTTTTAGATACTTTAATAAATTTTGTTTTTTGGATTGGTTTTCTGTTAAATAAACCTATACGTCTCAATCCAACTAGAAATTTTGATGTAACTTTCTTTTTTAATGTCATAACTTTTATTTTAATACTTTAATATACAAAAGATATTTTAAATATCCAAGTTTTTTTAACTAAACTATTTTTTCAACATAAGTACAAGTTTCTCCAGCGTCAAATCCTTTTTCTAAAAGTAAAGGTAAACTTGCTGGTTTACACCAAGCATATGCTAGCCATCCTGGATATTTGTTTTGTACATGTTCCCATCTTGCATCCCACAGCATCCTAAATATGCCTTTACGGCGATGTTCTTCATGTACCCAAGCATCTAAAAATTTAACTTTTTGATCGCGTTCACGTTCCATGTAAATATGACCTACAATTTCACCATTAACCATTGCAATCCATGTTTCTAATTGTTGAGCATTGCTTTTTAAATGTACTATTTTAATGTCTTCCATGTTAATCTATTTTAGTCCATTTGTAAGTTGAATCTAATTTAAAACTGCCAATAAATTCAAATTTCCATTGTTGGGGTTCGATTAGGGAAAGAAATACATCACCATTATGTTTATAATACAAATAGTATATTTCCCCCATTACAGGCTCAAAGCTATACTTAGCAGAATAAACAAGATCATTCCATTTAAATTCCTCGATAAGTTTTTGATATGATTCTTTTAATTCTTCAAACTTGGTTTGAAATTGTTTGTTTACTTTAAGAGCATTACTTTGCTTCCAACCCGCAATATCTTCAATTTGAATTGCTGGGGCACCAACATTACTAGCATAAGGTAGTATTCCTGGGGTGTCAGCTATATTATCTGGTTTTTTCATGGAGGAATATTAAAGTTCCCATATGGATTTGCTTTGTTTTTTTGGTTTTTTAAAGCTCCACCATAAAAGTATTTTTTGTATAAATCGTTTCATACTTTTACAAGTAATTAAACTTATTGAAGTACCAAGCGTAATGTTGTTTGAGTTTATCGCAATTATGGAATCCTAATATACTTGTATAGTCTTGTGCTACTGGTTTGATTGTGGGTTGTATTTCGTGGTCTCCAAATATTCCATGTATAACATCGTTTTCGTGTGTTAGTTGTTCTACATTTTCAAAATCGTGTTTGTAGTATGGAATTTCTAGATAATTGTATATGCGTTGCATTTCTGCTTCTGGATTTGTTGTAAAATCTTCAAATCGAATATAGAGAAAATGACTGTCGTATCCTTGTAAATGCGAGTCATATAGCCACTCTAAAGCAGGCCCAACAGGCGGAGCAACGGAAAAATGTTGCATACGTGTGTCTGTGGTCATATTTTTAAGTTGTGCTCCATTTACTATTTGAGGATCTTTGTGTGGGTTTTTTCTGTAATTTTTTTCCATTGAGGCAAATATACCTCTCAAATCTCGAACCATTACTATGGCTTTTGCTCCGGGTTCAATAAAATTGGCAAAACGGAAATTACCTGTCCATGCTCTGCTTTTATCCATAACGTAAGGACGATCTGTTAAGGCATCAAAATACCCATATAAACCAGCTCTGCAAAAACCATGAAATGCTTTTTCCATTTCTTTTGGGTCTTGTGCTTTGAAGGCATCGCCGGTTGAATAAAGTGTACGTGCTGTTAATAGAAATTCAACTACACCAGAGGTTGGTGTTGCATAAATTTCAGGATTTTGCATTAACACATTTTGTAACAATGTTGAGCCTGCTCGTGGAAGCGAGGCATTGAAAAAAACCTTTTTAACCATAAATTTTATTTTTTAATTAAGCTTTATATAACATCACTTTATATAAGTTACCGTTTAAGTTTATTTCTAGTGTTCTGTTTGAAGTTAAAGATTCTGTTGCAACTGGTCCAAGTGGGTAACTTACGGAACCTAATGCAAGTTGTCCGTTTGTTGTTGCTGCTGCTCCTGCACCTAAAATAAGTGAACCTGAATAGTCGCCTGATTGAACACCATATCCTAAACCTGTATTATAAGCACCTGTTGTATTTGAAGATAAAGCACTTGTACCTAAAGCAATGTTATCGGTTCCTGTTGTATTTTGATTTAAAGCACTTTGACCTAAAGCAACGTTTCGGATTCCTGTTGTATTGGAAAGTAAAGCTCTAAAACCTAAAGCAACGTTATTGTTTCCTTCTGTATTTGAAGATAAAGCACTTGTACCTAAAGCAACGTTATTATATCCTGTTGTATTTGAATATAATGCTTTGTACCCTTGAGCTATGTTGTTGTTTCCTGTTGTATTTAAGCGTAAAGCACTTTGACCTAAAGCAACGTTATTGTATCCTGTTGTATTTTGATTTAAAGCACTTTGACCTAAAGCTATGTTGTTGTTTCCTGTTGTATTTAAGCGTAAAGCACTTTGACCTAAAGCAACGTTATAGTTTCCTGTTGTATTTGAAGATAAAGCACCTTGACCTAAAGCAATGTTATTGGTTCCAGTACTGTAATCATAAGTGTAAGTATAATTATTGTAGATTTTTTGTCCTTTAAGAGCATAACGTCCGAATGCTACGTTATTGGATGATTGAAAATATTGTAAAGCTCTATAACCTAAAGCAACGTTATTGTTTCCTGTTGTATTGTTAAATAAAGCATCTTGACCTAAAGCAACATTATTGTATCCTGTTGTATTTGATTGTAAAGCATCTAAACCTAAAGCAATGTTATGGTTTCCTGTGTTAATCGGATTTTTATTGTTCATTGCTCCACCAATGGCAATATTGTATGTGCCTGTGTCATTTGAAAGTAAAGCACCTTCACCTAAAGCAATGTTATATTTTCCTGTTGTATTGGATCCTAAAGCACTTGTACCTAAAGCAACGTTTTGGTATCCTGTTGTATTGGAAAGTAAAGCACTTTGACCTAAAGCAACGTTATTGTTTCCTGTTGTATTGTTATATAAAGCACTTATACCTAAAGCAACGTTATAGTTTCCTGTTGTATTGGAAAGTAAAGCACTTTGACCTAAAGCAACGTTATTGTTTCCTGTTGTATTGGAAAGTAAAGCACTTTGACCTAAAGCAACGTTATTGTTTCCTGTTGTATTGTTATATAAAGCACTTGTACCTAAAGCAACGTTATAGTTTCCTGTTGTATTTTGATTTAAAGCATTGTAACCTAAAGCAACGTTGTTGGTTCCTTCTGTATTGTTAAGTAAAGCACTTGGTCCAATTGCAATATTACTTGCAACACTACCTGCACCTAAACTAGCACTTAAATTATTAATTGTACCTGAAAATGATCCAGTTAAGCTACCAATAGTAGCATCTACTGTGTTTCCTAAACCATCTTGGATTACACCTCCATCAATTTGGAGTACTCTTTGATATGATTCGCTTATTGGTTGCCCGGTAAAATTTGCCATGGAAATATTTTATTATACATATGTGTTAATTTGATAAGGGTGCTTTAATTGTTGAATGTGATTCATAGTCTTTAACTTGAAAATCTTCAATCAACATAGATAATATATGTGTATCTAAACCACAATCGGTTACCCAATATTGATTATCTATTTCAAGTTTAGGTAAAGTATATGGTTGTCTTATTAGTTGTTCGCGAGACTGTGTTAAATGGTTTTCATATAAATGTACATCTCCCAAATTTCCAATAAGTTCATCAGGTACCATGTTAGTGATCTTTGCTAATATCTCAAGTAGTAAACCGTAAGATGCTATATTGAATGGTAAACCTAAAAACGTATCTACTGAACGTTGATTCCACATTAAAGAGATTGCTCGGGTTGGTGCTAAATCTAATGGATCAATATTTGGAGTATAGCCACGTTTAAAATATTCTGCCTTTCGTTCTTCTATACTCAACTCTCTTGTATAAACTTGAAACCCATAATGACAGGGTGGAAGTGTCATTTGGTCTAATTCGCCTACATTCCAAGCTGAAACCATTAGTCGTCTAGAATCTGGATTTGTCCTGAGGTCACGGATTAGGTTTGCGATTTGGTCTATTTGTTCAGGTACCCAAGCAGTATGAGCATTGAGCTCTTCCGATTTATCAACTAATTTACCTTTCCAAGCTCTCCACTGCTTACCATATATTGGTCCTAAATCACCCCACCGTTCTGCAAATTTAAAATCTGATTTCATTTGTTCAATAAACCAATCTTGATTTGGAACGTCTTCATGCCCAATAAAATGTTCTGAGTATTTTTTGTATGCGTCTCCTGTCCAGATGTTGCAAT